GTTTCCCAGTCACGATCAGGAGCAGCAGGAGCAGCAGGAGCAGCAGGAGCAGCAGGAGCAGCAGGAGCAGCAGGAGCAGCAGGAGCAGCAGGAGCAGCAGGAGCAGGACTCACCGCTTCGGCTACTTGTTCAGCGGTCACAGTCTTCTGTGCAACTAAGGCTTCAAGTGCATCAGCGATACGTTTAAGGTTGTTTTCAATCGACATTGTAAAGTTCTCCAAGTTGAGATTTTTGTTCTTCAGTTGGGACGATGCGTAAACGTCCGTCATTGAAGGCGGTTATCATTTCACGTAACAGTAGCTGGTACGGCTTACCTGTCACACGTTTAGACTTCTTTTGAAAGATGTCGAGTTCAGACTGTGCTATACGCATTCGCAAGTCACCGTCTAAAACTTCTTTATCTTCCACTAATTCTTCAGCAGACATGTGAAGTTTCCTCGTAGTTCGTTATGTCACCGTGGATAATCATAGTGGAACAGTATGGAACGTGTCAACTAAAAAGTTTGACAAAGTTACACAATGACTGTAAATTGATTTCCAACAACATAAATGCTTAAATGTAAAAGCGGCTTATTCGTGACCGATCATCATGGAGACAGCCTACTCTGACCAGGTTGCCGCAATCACAAAGGTCAGACATTAAATTAAGGTCAGAGCGAATGACAGGACAATTACCCCTAAAAATCAGTAATAAAGAATTCATTGACGCTGTTTTCGGTGAAGACGCACCGTGGTGTCACGTCACAGACTTCCCATACGATCCAGTTAATATTCCGAAAGACAAGCACTTAATCGCATGGAAAGGTGACTACTATTCTCGTTACCAGTTACAACCTAACACTAACCAGTATTTCACCATCAGTCTCTTCTATGCTGACGATCAAGGTCAAGCACGTCGTCGTAAAGCACTGTTCAGAAAGACACCGTGTATTGTACTCGATGACGTAAAAGAAAAACTGTCAATGGATGAGGTGAACAAGTTACCTCAACCTGCATGGATATTAGAATCATCAATCGGTTCTGAGCAATGGGGCTACATTCTTGATACACCGTGTGAAGATCGTGGTCGTGTTGAGAACCTGCTTGATGGTTTGGTGGCTAATGGTCTTGCACCTGATGGTCGTGACCCTGGTATGAAGGGTGTAACCCGTTACCTGCGTTTACCTGAAGGTATCAATAATAAAGCAAACAAGCTGGTGAATGGTCAACCGTTCCAGTGTCGCATGTTGCACTGGCAACCGTTCAACCGTGTAACCTTAGAAGAATTAGCTGCACCGTTTGCAGTTGACCTTGATGCAGTGCGACGTGAGCAACGTGTTGATGGTGCTGCTGATGTCAGTGACCACCCGTTGATCAACATTCCTGAAATAATTCACATTAAGGAGATTCGCAGTGATGGACGATTCGATATTACCTGTCCGTGGGTACATGAACACACCAGTCAAGATGATTCAGGAAGCGCAGTCTTCACTAATGAAGACGGGACTATCGGTTTTAAATGTCACCACGGAGCATGTCAAGGTCGTACCGGTGCAGACCTTTTACGACACATCGAAAATCACTCAACAGGGTTCAGCTCGAAACTTAAAAACTGGCAAATTATGCGAGAGCTTGACACAGTTGCACCTGAAATCTCTTTCATGTCCAGCGTACCTGCTGCACAACCAGCGACCAATGTTCAAGCAACAACCTCGGTGGGACATGCTGGAACTGCTACAGCAAACCAAGGAGCAGATGAACCATGCTTCCTTTCAACACCTGTACCTCAACCAGCCAACACTGGATCAGTTGAAACCGTAACACCAGATGCAATTCAACTTCTTTGTGACAACCTGCGTCGTCAGTTACCTGGTACAAGTGAGCAGCGTGAGCTTGCTGCTAAGGTGCTGAAGCACACTGATGACCTACCGAAGATGGAACAGAAGCACTGGCATGACGTGGTGGTTGACATCATGCGCTGGTCAAAAGCTGACTTCAAAGACATCATCAATGATCTGCGTAAGACATGGTATGGTGAGAAAGTCAGTGCTGCTGAATTCTATGACAACGTGGTATTTGTTAAAGAGTTAAACCAGTTCTATGACTGGGAGTCACGCATCTTCTTCAGCACTGAAGCATTCCAAAACTCATTCAGTCACGAAGATGCTGAAGCACGTAAGATTGCACTGCAAGAAGGTCGTGTGCAAAAAGTTGACCGTCTGGACTACGCACCAAAACAACCACGTATATTCATTGAAGATGGTTGTCGTTACGCTAACACGTGGAGTGATGCAACTCAGTCATTCGGTGCACCAGGTGATGCAAGTCGGTGGACTATGCACTTCGACGCATTAGGGTGGGGTGAACACCGTGACCACATTGAAAAATGGATGGCATTCACACTGCGTCACCCTGACCGCAAGATAAACCACATGCTGCTACTCGGTAGCGGTGAAGGTTGTGGTAAAGACTTCCTATTGTACCCACTCATCAAAGCAATGGGTGAGAACCACACGGTGATCAGTGGTGAAGAATTACTGGATGGGTTCAATGACTATGTACTGTCAACCAAGTATCTGCACATCAATGAAGCAGAGTTGGGTGACCGTCGTGAAGCACTTGCTGTCAGTAACAAACTCAAACCACTGGCTGCTGCACCACCAGAGCAGTTGAGCGTGAACCAGAAAGGTATCAAGCGCATTAAAGTACGCAACATTCTCAATGCTACTATGACCACGAACTCAGTTATGCCTTTACGCTTGAATGGTCCGTCACGTCGTTTCTATGCTATGTGGTCAGACCTGAACCCACGTGACAAGCAGGACAACATGAAACCTGAGTGGCTTCAATACTGGGAAGACAGATGGACGTGGATGAAAGCTGGTGGATGGAAAGCTGTTGTATACCATCTGATGCACACTGTTGACTTGTCTAACTTCAATCCTAATGAAGCACCACCTATGACTGAGTTCCTGCGTGAGATTAAAGAGTCATCGAAGTCACCAATGCAGCAGACACTTGAAGCATTCATTGACAAGAAACATGGTGCATTCCGTTGTGATGTTCTCACGACTAATGACATGGGTGAAACACTTCGAGCTGGTGCAATGACACCTGCTGATATGATGACCGATCCGAAGTTCTTCACCGATAAGAAGATCGGGATGCTGTTGAAAGAAATCGGTAGTTACCAGCAGGTGCGCTGTAGTAAAGCACGTCTGTGGGTTATCCGTAATGAAGAGAAGTACGCTGCTATGACTTCCCCTGACCTGTACCGTGAGTATGAGCGTCAGATGAAAGAAGCACGTGGTGAAGTTGGTTTACAAGTAGTTAATTAAGGTGACGACAATGAGCGCATTAGATAAACAAGTGGACGGTGACCACTATAAGACACCGATTCAACCTATCCAGTACATTCACGCAAACGATATAGGTTTCTGTGAAGGTAACGTCATTAAGTATGTATCTCGGTGGCGTAAGAAGAATGGTCTGGCTGATCTTGAAAAAGCTAAACACTACATTGAGTTGTTGATCCAGCTTGAAACGGAGAAAGCCAATGAACCAGACAAAGATTGAATCAATGATTGAGGTGTTCTTCAACTATTTATCAGGGTTCTTGCTGGCGTGGGCTGTGTATGCCTGGGTCATTATCCCTTCTGAAGAGTTGAAGAATTCAGCTTTCACAGCAACATGTATTTTTACAACTGTTAGTGTCCTGCGTACCTACTTCTGGCGTAGATTCTTCAACGCTGGTTTACATAGACTGGTGCACAGTGTACTAACTCAATTACTTAAAGGTGACAACAATGGAAAATAAAATTAACGTATTAGACCACGGCTTTGTACGCCTGGTTGACTCGATGGGTAATGACTTATCTATCGTGCGGAATGCTCGTGTGAGCTATGACGCTGAGTGGCGTGCTGGTGAGGACAAAGGTAGTGACGCACGTCTGATCAACTATCTTTACAACAACGGTCACAACACACCGTTTGAAGCTGTGACATTAACCTTCGATGTGAAAGCACCGATCTTCGTGTTCCGTCAGTGGCATCGTCACCGTACTCAGTCTTACAATGAACTGTCTGCACGTTACCGTGAGCTACCTGAAGAGTTCTACATTCCTGAACCTTCTCAGATCACCACGCAGTCAACTGATAACAAGCAGATGCGTACTGATGAAGTGCATCCACAAGCTGAGAAGTTCCGTCAGAAGATGATGGACGTGAACTATGAAGCGTTTCGCACCTACAAGAAGATGATTGCTGACGGTTGTCCTCGTGAGCTGGCACGCTCAGTCTTACCGGTATCAACGTATTCACACATGTTTGCTACCATGAACCTGCATAACCTGTTCCGATTCCTATCTGAACGCTTACACCCTCATGCTCAGTACGAGATTAAAGTCTACGCTGAAGCAATGTTGAAGCTGATTGAACCTGTTGCACCAGTCGCTGTTGCTGCATTCAAGAAGCGTTACGAAGAACAAGGGTGGTAACATGCAAACCAGTGACCTTTACCGCTTAATCAATGCTGTTGAAACAGATAACCCTGAGTTGTATCACGGTGATATACGTGAAGGGTTGCTGGACGCATTGAAGGAACTTGTAGAGTTGAAAGATACTGTGCAGGAAATTAAAAATTTAATCAAAGACCAAGAGAAATAACCTTATGGATTTATATCAGCAATATATTCACATTTCCCGTTACTCACGCTGGCGTGATGACTTAGGTCGTCGGGAAACCTGGGAAGAGACAGTGCAGCGTTACATTGATTTCTTCGACACTAAGACCCTCGGTGCTCACCATGGTGTGCTAAACGGTAAGGTGAAAGAGTTCATCACCGAACTGAAAGTCATGCCTTCTATGCGTGCACTGATGACAGCAGGTCCAGCGTTGCAGCGTGAGAACCTTGCAGGGTTCAACTGTTCATATCTGGCAGTCAACACTAAGCGTTCATTCGCTGAAGCACTGTACATTCTCATGTGTGGCACTGGTGTCGGGTTCTCATGTGAACGTCAAGAAGTCACACGTCTTCCTACTATACCTGAAAAACTGGAAAAGACTGACAGCACCGTGGTAGTCGGTGACAGTAAGAAAGGTTGGGCTAAAGCCTATCACGCATTACTCAGTCATCTATGGAACGGTGATATACCCGACATTGATTACAGTCGTGTACGTCCTGCTGGTCAGCGTCTGAAGGTGTTCGGTGGTCGTGCGTCTGGTCCTGAACCGTTGAGTCGTCTGTTCAACTTCACCATTGAAACCTTCAACAAAGCTCGTGGTCGTAAGCTCACCAGTATTGAAGTACATGACCTGATGTGCATGATCGGTGAGATTGTGGTTGTCGGTGGTGTCCGTCGCAGTGCACTCATTAGTCTCAGCAACCTGTCCGATCAGCGTATGCGTGACGCTAAAGCCGGTCAATGGTGGACTGATAACCCTCAACGTGGTCTTGCTAACAACTCAGTTGCATACACTGAGAAACCATCTGCTGAAATCTTCATGGAAGAATGGTTGTCACTGGTTAAGTCGAAGTCAGGTGAACGTGGCATCTTCAACCGTGAAGCAGCAGGTAAGCAAGCAGCTAAATGGGGTCGTCGTCCTGAAGACCTGTCATACGGTTGTAACCCTTGCAGTGAAATCATCCTGCGTGACAAGCAACTGTGTAACCTGTCTGAAGTGATTATCCGTGAAGATGACACACTTGAAACCCTGCTTGATAAAGTTGAGATTGCAACCATCCTGGGTACGCTACAAGCCACACTGACTGACTTCAATTTCGTATCTGAGTCATGGGAACAGAACACTGCTGAAGAAGCATTACTCGGTGTAAGTCTCACCGGTATCATGGACAATGAACTGATGTCCGGTGCTAAAGGTCAAGCTGAGTTGACAAAGATCCTGCACATGATGCGTGACCATGCTCGTGAGGTGAATGCTAAATGGGCTGAAGCACTCGGTGTGAACCCGTCAACCGCTATCACCTGTGTCAAACCTTCAGGTACGGTATCGCAACTATGCAACACTGCTTCAGGTATTCATGCACGTCATAACCATCATTACATTCGTACTGTGCGTGTCGATAAGAAAGACCCATTGTACGACTTCATGAAAGAACGTGGTTTCCATACTGAAGATGACCAGATGCGACCTGACAGCACTGCTGTGGTTAGCTTTGCTATCAAAGCACCTGAGTCTGCTGTGACTCGCAGTGAAGTGTCTGCAATGGAAGCACTTGAACTGTGGCTGACGTATCAGCGTGAGTGGTGTGAGCATAAACCATCGGTGACCATTACTGTGCGTGATGAAGAATGGGTTGATGTGGGTGCATGGGTGTACAAGCACTTTGATGAAGTGTCTGGTATTAGCTTCCTACCTCACACCGATCACACGTACATGCAAGCACCGTATCAAGACCTGACTGCTGATGAGTTCGACGCATGGGTTGAAGCGAACCCTATGCCTAACGTGGACTGGACTGAGTTGAATGAAGTCGATGACAACACTGAAGCAATGCAGACGTTAGCATGTTCTGCTGGTTCATGTGAGATTTAACTTGCAGTGTAACATTGTTCCACTATAATATTGAGTCAGTGGTGAAAGCTGCTGACTTATTTAATTGAGGTGACGTATGTCTGAAGAAAAGAAAGAAATCACACAGGAACTGGTCAATCAGACGTTCATTGAGATGTCAGAACTGTGGTTGGATAAATTTGAAGAAAGTGGTCATAAGCTGGTGGCTTCATTCATTGCTGAAAACAAAGATGGATGGGCGGTGCAGTTCTTGGCTGAATATCAAATGGCAAAAGAACACGTTGAAAGTCTAGGACTGGTTATGCCAGTGCTGGTTGAAGGCGTGACAATTAAACTTAGTGAAGAAGGTGACGAAGATGAAACACAACATTAATCATAGTGACATGGTGGCGCAACTGGCTAAACCTGGTGAAGTGATTGCTGCTGAGATGACAGGTGAAGATGCTCATCTGCTGCACATGTCGGTGGGTATCAGTGGTGAAGCTGGTGAACTGCTCGACGCTGTGAAGAAAGCAGTGATGTACCGTAAAGACATTGACCGTGAGAATGTCATTGAAGAACTCGGTGATCTGGAATTCTACATGGAAGGGTTGCGTCAGGGACTCGGTATCACTCGTGAAGAAACCATTGAAGCGAACATCAGCAAACTGGGTAAACGCTACAAAGGTCACCAGTACAGTGACCAACAGGCACAGGATCGAGCTGATAAGCAGTAACCGATGAGCAGTGTAACTATGAAGCCGGTGTCACAACCGGCTTTTTTGTGTCTGATGCTTGACTGTGGAACAAAGTTACACTAAGATTTAATCACTACTCATAAAGGTGAATAATCTATGGCTAAAAAGAAACAAGAAGATTTATCTACATACGACGCAGTTAAGAAAGCATTCATTAAACGATGTGAAGACCTGTCACATGTTCGCAGCTTGCACGACGTGATCAGAGACTTTGCTGAACTGGGTCGTATCACTATCGTCAACCAACTCACACCGTTCTACTCGCAAGAATCAGAAGACACCTACCTGAAGACCATCAAGAAGTACAACAGTGATGAGCAGTCACATCTTGCTCAGATGCTTGCATTCGTGTCGATGGCTCACCAGATGCAACACGGTGACTTCCTTGGTGAAGCACTGATGGAACTCAGTATGGGTCGTAAGGAGTTAGGTCAATTCTTCTCACCATACTCAGTCTGTCAGCTCAATGCTCAGCTCAATGCTCAGATGTGTATCAGCGAATCATCGGTCAATGATAAAGGTTACATTACACTCAGTGAACCGGCTGCTGGTGGCGGTGGGATGGTCATTGCTGCACATCATCGTGCAACTGAGCTGAAGGTTGATCTGTATGCTCACTGTGTCGAACTTAGTCACATGACAGCAGACCTATGTTACATCAACCTGAGCGCAGCAGGAGTCGCAGCACACGTGACTCAAGGTAACACTTTATCAATGAAGATGGGTCGTAGCTTCCCAACACCTGCACTGTGTACTGAGCTATGGCACAATCGATTTAAATCTAATCAAGAAACACCTTGCTGGTTATAAGGAGCAGACGATGACTAAACGCAAGAAGATAACTCGTGCCTATAAAGTAGGTCAAACCGATGGTCGAAACGGTGAGCACAAGAACCCGTACCCTGAAGGGTCACAGTGGGCGTTCGACTATGAACGTGGGTATGATGAAGGTCTACCTTCATTGACGTGCTACCAATGCGACAAAACTACTGAATGGCTTGCACCGGATAGTCGTTGCGGTGATTGTACTCGTTTAACAGTGGATGAGATAAGAGGTGTCACATGTTAATTGAATCAGTGAACCTGGGTGAAGCTCTGCGTGAGGCGTTCACCAAGTCGGTAACAGTGAAACGGTGTATATGGAATAAAGGGACGTGGAAAGTGTGGATATAACCCGTGAAACATTGTTGATTAAGTGACCGCCTTCGGGCGGTTTCTTTGTTTCTGTGGGACGCACTTTCTCAGCGACAGTTTAAAGCAATCTGTCACAAACGTGTCATAAATGAGAATGGTTCTCACAATGTTGCTGAAAATGGCGGTTTACAGTGCTTTCAGTAGAAATGGTGATTTGTAGCTACAGAATCCATGACACATTGACGGTTTCATGACAGATTCAGGTAAAAACGTGTCATCGTCTGTAGCCCCCGTGGTTACTGGGTTTCTCTTCTTTTTTTTTACTTTTATGACAGAATGACACATTTTTTAAGTAGTAGGAGTTATAAAATCGAAATGGTGTAAATCGGTAAGGAATGGATATTTAACGATGTGTCATACGTCAATGTGTCATCGGTGAAATTGTAGTTCTCAGCGACAGTTTCCGTGAAACATTAACCGGTGAACGATGATTGGTGAATTGTCAAGGTTTGAGTTATTATGTGATCAATTAGGTATTGTGACGGATTCAAATATGAAGAGAATTACTATTGCAGACATCATCAAGCTACCACCGAAAGAAGCTAACTTCGTGGTGGAGTATGTGAAAGACTTTGCAGTGCGACGTGCAGCAGAAGCATCGGGGTATTATCCTGACCACGGCTACAAGCTACTTGAGAAGCAGGAAATCAGTGACGCTATTGAACACATCATTCAACAACGTCTTGAAGTGAACATGATTGACGCTGACTGGTTGCTCAATGAGATGGTGGATAACCACATGATTGCACGTCAGCAGGGTAACATCACAGCAAGCAACACTGCACTCAGCATGGTGGGTAAGCATAAACGTGTCGATGCGTTTGCTGCTGACAAGATTAAAGTCAGCACCGATGCTGATGTAGTTGATAAGTTAGCTGCTGCACGTAGACGTGTTGCAGATCGTGATGAAGATGACGAACCATCATTCTTCTGATAGCATAATAAAGCTCACCACTGATAACGTGCCAACAGCAGACCGTCACCCTGCTTCATTGCACCAGTGGTGAGCTTTCCACTATCGGTGACGAAGGTGACGACCAATGAGCCAGATTGATGTAGATTTAGCAGAAGAGATAAGTCAGTTTTATAGTGACCCACTTGGGTTCGTACTGTTTGCATTTCCGTGGGGTGAACCTGGTACACCGTTGCAAGGTTTCGATGACCCTGATGAATGGCAACGAGAGTTATTAACAACACTCGGTGACGAAGTTGCAGAACGTGGATTCAACGGTGTTGATGCAGTTGACCCTATTCAAGTTGCAGTGTCATCAGGTCACGGTATCGGTAAATCAGCATTCACTGCAATGATTATCATGTGGATCATGTCTACCAGACCTAAATGTAAAGGTGTGGTCACAGCTAACACCGGAGAACAGCTCAAGACTAAAACTATGTCAGAGTTAGCTAAATGGCATTCAATGTGTATCACTAGCCACTGGTTTGAAATGTCGTCGATGTCACTGGTGCATCGTGCTTACCCTAAGTCATGGCGGGTTGATGCACTGACATCACGTGAAGAAGCATCAGAAGGTTTCGCTGGTCTTCATGCTGCTGATTCAACACCTTTCTACATATTCGATGAAGCATCTGCTATCCCTGAAAAGATATGGGAAGTTGCCAAAGGTGGTTTGACCGATGGTGAACCTATGCACATCTGTTTCGGTAACCCTACACGTAACAATGGTTCATTCTATGAGTGTTTCAGGAAGAACAGTCACCGATGGATCACCAGACAGATTGACAGTCGTAAAGCTAAGATGACGAACAAACGATTGATCCAACAATGGGTTGATGACTTCGGTGAAGATAGTGACTTTGTGCGTGTCCGTGTACGGGGTATGTTCCCTAAAGGTGGTGATATGCAGTTCATACCATCTGATGCAGTTTATGATGCAATGCGTCGTGGTTCAGGTGCGTACCTTGGTGATGACCCGTTGATCTGTGGTATTGACATGGCACGTGGTGGTGACGATAACTGCATGATTCAGTTCAGACGTGGTAAAGATGCTAAGTCTGAGAAGGTTTATAAGATACCAGGTGAGAAGTCACGTGATTCAATGAAAGTCGTGTCACTGCTTACCATGATACTTGATCGACATAAACCTGATGTTAGCTTCATGGATAAAGGGTCAATGGGTGGACCTGTTGCTGATAGGTTGCGTCAACTCGGTTACCATGTCATTGATGTTGGTTTCGGTGACAATGCTGCTGACGTGAAGCACTTCAAGTCGCGCACTGCTGAGATGGGTTCACGTTGTCGTCAGTGGATATTAGATGGTGGTGCGATACCTAATGACCCACAGCTTGAAGTAGAACTGACAGCACGAGAGTTCGCACACAATGATAAAGACCAACTGGTGCTTGAACGTAAGAAGGACATGAAGAAGCGACTTGGTGTATCACCTGACTGGGCTGATGCGTTATATCTGACATTTGCTGAACCAGTACCAAAGCGTGAAGTACCACGTGGACATCTCGATCATAACCCGTATGTTCGCAATCAAGACCGACGTGATTACAATCCGTTAGGTGCAATGGACTCTGATGAGTACATATAGACATTGATTCGTGTTATGCTATTATCTGATTAATTGTAAATGTCAATAGGAGAATGCTTATGTGTGGCGGTTCACCATCAGCACCACCCCCACCACCTGCTGTACCTGAAGCACCTCGTGCACCAGATGTGGGTTCGAGTGAAACAGCGCAAGACCGTGATCGTCGTCGTCGTGCAGCAGCCACTGGTACAGGTGGTCGAAGTACCATCCTCACCGGTTCACGTGGTGTACAAGACGGTGCAGCGACTGCAACTAAGACATTGTTAGGACAGTAACCTATGCCTACTAACCGTGTTAATCTTGATGTGACTCAGTATGTCAGGGTGACACCTGACCCGTTGATACCTGTTTCATTGTGGTTGCAGTCACATCGTGACACGGTTCGTCTTGCATTCAGTGACGTTCAACCTGCTAAGGGTAACACTGTATTTCATGAACTCGGTGGTGAGCATGAACCACTGAATATTGATGTCGTTGAAACACCGTTGTGGGCGTTAGCTACATCAGACAGATGTGCATTGAGTTACAGTGATGAACGAGTACCTGTTGAAATCAGTGACCGTGGTGATATTGGTGCTGCTGTATTCATTCAAGACCAGACAACACCGTTGCTTGATTTACTGTTCCTGAATAAGTTAGGAGAGTTTCAGCTTGCAGTTGATACAGACCCTACATCACGATTCTTCACTGCTGCACCTGGTCACGGTATCATTGTTGATAATATCGTTGAACTTGCTAACGCTGAGAATTTCACACAGTCAAAAGTCATCGGTGTTGTAGGTGACGTGATTGAGATTGATGATATTATCGGCGATGTTTACACAACCGGTGTTAACTTCAATCGTTCATCTTCTGATATGCGTGTTGATGGTTCAACTACACCAGTTGTGTTCTCATTGAAGCCTGACCCTGGTCAATCTGGTGACATTAATGCAATTAAATTTGCTGTTCAGAGTACAAACGCAATGGACTTCTCAACATTTGGAAGCGCACCTGCTTTACGTGTTGGTTGTTTGTTACGTGTTAAACGTCCCAATGGTGCGTTTATAAATATATTCAATTTCAAGTCTAATGGTGCATTTGTTAACAGAGCATTTGAGCATTATTTTCAAAGTAAAATCGGTGGTGGTTTACATTCGTTTATTGCTAAGTCAGGATTTAACGGGCAAGAAAATAGTGGTGTAGTTGTTCGTTTAGATGGTGACTTAGGTGAAGAATTACAGATTGTTGTGCAGGATAATTTATCGATAATAAATCAAGCGTTGATAGTTGCATCTGCACAAGGTTCAGGAATACAGGGTTAGATTATGCCAACTATTAGATCATACAATAAACGACTTGAAGCACTGAAATCAGAGCGTTCAACATTCATACCATTGTGGCGTGAACTATCTGATTACCATTTAGCACACCGTGGTCGCTTCTTAACGTCTGACCGTAACAAGGGTTACAAGCGTAACACGAAGCAGATTAACAACACGTCACGTATGTCAGCACGTACACTTGCGTCAGGTATGATGTCAGGTATCACGTCACCGGCTCGACCTTGGTTCAGACTGTCAACAGGTGAACGTAACCTTGATGATATTCAATCAGTGAAGATGTGGTTGCATCAGGTACAAAGTATTATGTACAAAGTGTTCTCACACTCAAACGTCTACAACTCACTGCATCAACTATATGCTGAACTCGGTGTGTTCGGGACTGCTGCAATGGGTGTGTTCCATGACTTTGAGAATGTCATCTGGTGTAAACCTTACACTGTCGGTAGTTACATGATTGGTCTGAACAGTCAGAACATCAGTGACACCTTCTACCGTGAATATGAAATCAGTGTTGCTCAGTGTGTGAAGCAGTTCGGACTTGAGAACTGTAGCACTTCAGTACAGCAACAATGGGAGAAAGGAAACAGTGAGTCATGGGTTCAGATCATTCATGCTGTTGAACCTAATGATGATCGTGACGGAAATAGCCCACTTGCTAAAGATAAACCGTGGCGCAGTGTTTACTATGAGAAATCTTCTGGTACGAAAGAAGGTACTGAAAAGTTCTTGCGTGAATCAGGGTTTGATGACTTCCCTATCCTGACACCACGTTGGGATGTGACTGCTGAAGATGTCTATGCGACTGATTGCCCTGGTATCACAACACTGGGTGACACTAAAGCACTTCAACTTGCTGAACGTCGCAAGTATCAAGCGATTGATAAGATGGTCAACCCACCACTACAAGGACCATCTTCATTAAAGAACAAAGTCAACGGTGGCACTGTTGGTCCTAATGACATTGTGTGGCATGAAGAAGTGGGTAATGGTCTACGCAGCATATATGACTTCAGACCTGATGTTAATGTTATCAAAGCGGAAATCATGGATGTTGAACAACGCATCAAACGTGGTTTCTATGAAGACTTATTCTTGATGTTGGCTAATACTGACCGTCGTCAGATTACAGCTCGTGAAGTTGCTGAGAAACATGAAGAGAAGTTGCTGATGTTAGGTCCTGTACTTGAGCGTTTGCACACTGAACTACTTGATCCATTGATTGACCGTACCTTTAACATTCTTCAGCAGAACGGTGTTTTACCTGTACCACCACCAGAGTTGCAGAATAAAGACTTAAATGTTGAATATGTATCGGTGTTAGCACAAGCACAACGTCTTGTTGCTACTGGTGCAATTGACCGTCTTGTCGGATTCACAGGGCAACTTGCTGCTATATGGCCCGAAGCACGTCATAAGATTAATGCAATGCAGTCTGTCGATGATTATGCTGAATCACTTGGTGTTGATCCTGCAATCATTCGCAGTGATGATGAAGTTGCAATCATGGTCGAACAAGAACAGATGCGTGCTGCTCAGGCACAAGCAATGGCAACTGCACAGCAAGGTGTGGATATGGCGAAGACTGCATCTGAAACTGAGCTTAATGAAAATAATGCACTCGGTGCAACAATGCGTAGAGCAGGACTAGCATAATGGATGATTTTCAAGATGAAAATGAAGGTGCTAAAAAGCAGCAGAAGTCACGTGAATTGGAATTACTCACCATTCGCAATATAATGAAAACTGAGAATGGTCGTGCGTTTATGTGGCGGTGTTTGCAAAACTGTTGTACTTTTGAGAATATATTCAGCAGAGACACCATGCAGCATTCATATAACTCAGGTTTAAGAAGTCATGGTTTATGGCTCGATGAAGAGTTAAGAGAAGCTGCAACGGATGATTATTACAAAATGTTAAAAGAGAACAGGTGACGACAATGGTTATTAATAAAGATTGGTTATTCAACGTCTATCGAAATGAAGCTGGCGCAGATGGTTCTGATGCTGGCGGTGGCGCAGCTACCACAGGCGTACAAACTGAAACAGGAGCTGGTGACGAAACACCACCGGCTGCTGTAGAGAATTCTGACGCAGGTAACACTGCTGATGATACTGGTGGTAGTGATACCACTGGACAAGAAACTGGTGAAGGTAGCCAGACAGCACCCGACACTTATGCCGACTTTGCTATGCCTGAAGGGGTCACAGTTGATTCTGAACTGTTAGCTGAAGCAACACCGATTTTTAAAGAATTGGGATTGACTCAGGAACAAGCGCAGAAACTTGTAGACTTCCAAGCAAAGCAAGTCCAGGCGAGTTCGCAGAGTCAAGTCGATGCTTTCAATCAGTTGATGAATGACTGGCAAGAACAGGCTAAAAATGACAAAGAGTTCGGTGGCGATAAGTTTGAAGAAAACATCGGTATCGCACGATCTGCCATTGATAAGTTTGGTACGCCAGAATTGAAGCAACTGCTGGAAGAACACGGTGTGGGTAACCACCCTGAAGTTATCCGGTTTATGGTCAAGGTAGGGAAGTTAACTGCTGAAGATGTACCTGGTGGCACGACTACACCAACATCAAAGGCGCAAGACCGTGTGTCACTTCTTTACCCGAATGACAAAACTGCCTAACTAACTCAAGAGGTGAAATATGGCTACTTTAGGAAATAAGTTTGTCGATCTAATCGACATCTACAAACAGCAAGACGGTATGGGTAACTTTGTTCCTGTTATCGAAATGCTAATGGAAATGAACCCTATATTGGAAGATGCGATTGCGGTTGAGTGTAACAAGGGTACTACTCACCTGCACACTGTTCGCACTGGTCTTCCTTCAGTGACATGGGGTCGTTTGTATCAAGGCATTCCAAACAGTAAAGGTCGTATAGCGCAAGTTGAAGACACTACTGGTTTCGTTGAAGGTCTTAGCACCATTGACAAGCGTTTGCTTGATCTGTCAACTAACGAAGGTGCTGTGCGTTTATCTGAAGCACAAGCGTACCTTGAATCGATGTCACAGGAAGTAGCAACTAAAATGTTCTACGGTGACACAGCGTCTGATCCTGAAGAATTCATGGGTCTAGCACCACGATTCAATGATTTATCTGCCGCCAACGGTGGTCAGATTATTGATGCTGGTGGTACTGGTTCTGACAACACTTCAGTGTGGTTCGTTACCTGGGGTGATAACCAATGTCAGGCACTTTACCCGAAAGGTACTCAAGCTGGTGTTCAGCGTGAAGACATGGGTGAGCAACGTGTTACTGATGAAAACGGTAACGCTTACTATGCCAAAGAAGAGAAGTTCACATGGCACATCGGTCTTGCTGTTAAAGACTGGCGTTATGTTTCTCGTATCGCAAACATTGACGTTAGCGACATGGCTGCTGGCTCAGTTGCACTTTACGACTTCATGCGTAAGGCATACTACAAGTTGCAGAATCGTCGTGTAGCAGGTGGTACTATCGCTATCTACTGTAACCGTGATGTTCTTGAAGCACTTGATGCTTTAGCAACTAACGCTGGTGCGTCTGACAACTTCGTGCGTCTGAAGCCGATGGAAATCGAAGGTAAGGAAGTAATGACTTATCGTGGTATTCCGATCCGTGAGACTGATGCAATTCTTAACACTGAAGCTCGTGTGGTTTAATACCGCACGATCCTTTAACTAATTTAGGAGAATCATCATGATCTTATCTAAACAACAATTGTTCTCGGATGACCAGGCGATTACAGCAACTGCTGTATCAACTAATGTCATTGACCTCGGTGAAGCTGGTACACCATACGGTGCTGTAGCAGCGTTGAATCAGGACGTTGGTAAAGGTAACAAAGTTCCATTCTTGGCACAGGTTACTGAAGACTTTAACAATGCTACTTCTGTTGAAGTTGCCATCGAAACCGGTGCAACAACTTCACTGGGTACTGTCATCCTGAGTGAAACCATTCTGCTTGCTGACCTTGTGGCTGGTAAACAGACTGTGTTTGAAGTGCTACCTAATCAGTTGACTGAACGCTACCTTGGTGTTCGTTACACTGTGGTGGGTACTGCACCGACTACCGGTAAGTTTACTTCTGGTATCACTATGGGTAACCAGACTAATATCACTGGTGCTTAATTGAGTCGGGGACTTCGTGTCCCCAATTCTTTAGCTAACTTGGAGAATTGACATGCCTAGTTATAAAGTTATTGAGAAAGGTTTTTACGGTGGTCGCATTTACGATCCTCATGGTAAGCGTCGTGTACTGCATACTGATAAACCGTTCCCTAAAAAGAACAACAAGGAACAAGTACCGTCGTGGCTTGAACCTATCACTAATACTGAAACTGCTGCTGAAAAGAAGAAGCGTGAAGCTGCTGAGAAGAAAGCTGCTAAAGCTGCTGCTGACAAAGCAGAGCAGGATCAGAAAGATATTGCTGATGCTTCATTCATGGGTGAAGGTGAAAAAGCATCAAGTGCAGTTGAAACACTGTAGAGGTGCACCATGCCTGATGATCAAGTAAAGATTAAGAAACAATCACATGAATCTGATGGCATGGTTTGCTGTTCAGATGGTGAACACTATCCGTATGGTACAAGTCTCAGCTTTGACAAAGACATGATTGATCAGCTCGGTGCTGAAAACTTAGCCGTTGGTGACATTGTTGAAGTTCGTGGTTTTGCCTTTGTAGACCGTAAATCTGAACACAGCAGCACTGAACACTCTGATAAAAATATTGGTATTCAATTCACCAGTATTAAACTGCAACGTGAAACAGGTGATCGAGCTGAACAGCTTTATGGTCCTAATTCATAATGAGGTGACCACATGGCTTCTGAAGTTGAAATCTGTAACCTGGCACTGAGTAACATTCGTGCAGGTAGCATTAACTCATTAAATGAGAGTAGCTTACAGGCTCAGGTCTGTAAGCTGAAATACCCTATTCTTCGTGACCGTTGTCTGCGTGAAATACCGTGGCAATTCAACCGTAAAATTAGAGCATTAGCATCTGTTACCACTGACATCTTTCAATGGTCTTATTCGTATTCATACCCTGTTGATTGTTTGAAGATACACCGTTTAGTTGGTGCTTATGAAGAACTACCTATCGGTAGCAATGATGTGGTGTCACGGTTGTTAGATAGTCGTGTTCAATCACCAACTGATTTACGCAGACAGATACCGTATGAAGTGTTCAACTTCGATGATAACAAGCTAATAGGCTCAAACCAGCCTGACCTGAGAATTGACTTTGCTGCTAAGGTTACTGATCCTAATTTGTTCAGTGACGACTTCATTATGGCATTGTCACACTTACTATCGTCTGAAGTTGCAATACCGATTGTCGGTGCTGAATTGGGTCGTGCATTGAGAAACGATTCACTGCAACTTTACCGTCAATATCTTGCATCAGCTATGTCTACTGACATGAATGACCAGTTCTTAAACCCTGGTGAAAGTGACTATGTGAACATTAGGAATTAAATTATGCCACAAACTACACAACGTAGCTTTACATCTGGTGAGATTGCGCCAGCGTTACAATCACGTGCTGATTTAATCAAATATGCTACAGGTCTGAATAAATGTGAAAACTTTTTTGTGCGTGCACAAGGCGGTGTTTACTCACGTCCTGGTTTCAAGTTCGTCGGTGAACTTGATGACTCAACTCGTAAAGGTCGTCTGATTCCTTTTAGTTTTAACACTGAACAAACTTACATTCTTGTATTCGAGCATCTGAAAGTTCGTGTGATCAAAAATGGCGGTTTCGTGTTAGCAGGTGGTGGTCCTGATATATTTGAACTTGCTACACCGTACACAGAAGAAGAGTTACCACGTTTAGGGTTCACACAGAACGCTGATGTGTTGACAATTGTTCACCCTGATCATGACCCACGTAACCTGAATCGTTTAGCAGATGACAACTGGACATTAACTGTCATTGACTATACACCTACTGTACCTAGTCCGTCATTTAGTACAGGTTCAATCGATAAAACTATCACAGGTATCAGCAACGCAAACCCTGCTGTAGTCACTGCAACAGCTCATGGTTTTGTCACAGGTAACTTGATTTCAATCAGTGGTGTATCGGGTATGACTGAGGTCAACGGTAACTCGTATATCATCACAGTGCTGACACCTGATACATTTGAACTGAACGGTGTTGACTCAACCAGTTATGGTATTTACTCATCAGGTGGTATAGCAAGTCGTCAGAACGGTGCTACAACTATCGGTGATGGTTTCGGTGACTTTGACAAAACGTATGCTTATGTAGTCACAGCGGTTGATGCTGCTGGTACTGAATCACTAGCGTCTGCTGAAACAAGTATCACAACTAAATCATTGTCACAGACTGGTGGTGTCCGTTTAACCTGGGACACTGTACCTGAAGCTGAGTATTATCGTGTCTACAAAGACCCTTCACTGGGTACTGGTATTTATGGATGGATTGGTGACAGTAATAACAATTCATTTGATGATTATAACATTGCACCTATCACCAGTGATGCACCACCACAGGATAGACAACCTTTTAATGGTGCTGACAATAAACCATCTGCTGTGACTTATTACCAACAGCGTCAAATGTTTGCTAACACGAACAATGAACCACAAGCAGTCTTCGGTACTCAAGTAAATAATTTCAATTCATTGAGAGTATCTAACCCTGCTCGTGATGATGACGCTGTGACATTTACTATTGCAGCACGACAAGTTAACGAGATACGTCATCTATTACCACTTGATTCACTAATCATGCTGACATCTGGTGGTGAGTGGATTCTTACTGAAGGGCAGGATCGAGTGTTGACACCTTCAACTATCGGTGTCCGTATTCAGTCATATAACGGTGCTTCAATCGTCCCACCGATAGTGATCAACAGTACAGCTTTATACCTTCAAGAAAAAGGTGCACGTCTTCGTGATTTAGGTTACGAGTTCAGTAGCGACAAATACACAGGAAGTGACTTGTCGCTGATGTCTGAACATCTTTTTGAAGGTAAACAGATCACAGCAATGGCTTATGCTGCTGAACCTTATAGTATCGTGTGGTGTGTTCGTGATGATGGTGTGTTACTGGGTTTAACTTATCAACGTGAACACCAGGTATGGGGTTGGCATCAACATACTACTCAAGGTGAATTTGAAGATGTTGCAACTGTGACTGAAGGTGAGCGTGACGCTGTTTATGTAATTGTCAAACGCACAATCAATGGTTCAGATGTTCGATATGTTGAGCGACTTGAACCACGTGAATCAGTGAATGCTGAAGATTGTTTCTATGTTGATTCAGGTCTGACTTACAACGGTGCACCTGCAACAGTAATCAGTGGTCTTGACCATCTTGAAGGTGAAACTGTGACTATCTTAACTGATGGTTACACTGTACCAGATCAAGTTGTATCAGGTGGTCAAATTACACTTGTGCGTGCTGCGTCAAAGGTTCATGTAGGTTTAAGTTACACACCACGTATTGAAACACTTGATATTGATACTGCTTCAGCAAGTCAGACTGTTAAAGCGCAATCTGTATCGGTGTCAAAGGTTACACTTGAGGTTGAAGGTTCTCGTGGCGGTTGGGTTGGTCCACGTAAAGATAACAATGGTGAACCGGTAATGAGTGAAATTAAACCACGTTTCGACGATGATAATTACGATCCTATTGCACTGAAGACTTACAAAGCTGATTTATTTATTCAACCTCAATGGTCAAAAGGTGGCGGTCTTCGTATTGAACAACGTGCACCGTTACCTATGGCTATACTTGCTGTAATACCTCAGATTGATGTAGGTGGTAACTAATGATTGAGTTTGTAAGACCGACAGTTGAGATGGTTGAGTCCATTGCATCAGACATGCGTCAGGCTGACATTGATGAAGTGTGGGCCTCAAACCACCACACACCTTTAGAGTCGATGATGAAAGGTTGGGAATTATCTGACTTTGCAACCGTGGCAATGTGCAACAATGAACCACTCGTGATGATTGGTCTTGTCAAACGTGACGTGTTAACCGGTAGCGGTGTTGTGTGGATGCTTGGCGCTAATAGAGCAATGAAATACAAAAGAGAATTCTTCCGTCAAACTAAACCGGTGATCGATGAGATGCTGACTATATGTCCACGTTTGTGTAACATGGTGCATAGTAAGAACAAGAACAGTATTGCGTGGCTTAAATGGTTAGGGTTCACAATTGAAGAACCTATACCTCATGGTCCTGATGATGAACTGTTCCATCGATTTCATTTAGAGGGGTCAACTAATGTGTGAACCGACTACGATAATGGCAGCAGTTGCAGTGGTATCGGCTGCATTTACTGCTGACCAACAAATTAAACAAGGTAAGTATCAGAAAAGTGTTGCTGAGTACAATGCTGCTGTTGCTGAGAATGAAGCTGAAGAAACACGTAACGCTGGTGTCGAGCAGGAGAACATTCACCGGCGAAAGGTTGCTGAACTGATGTCGAAACAGCGTGCACAACTGGGTGCAGCTAATATCGATTTATCATCAGGTTCAGCGTTGGATTTACAACAACAAACTCAAGCAATGGGTGAAGCCGATGCACTGCGTATTCGTAGCAATTTTGAAAATCGAGCTGCATCACTTGAAACTGGTGCTGAACTCACTCAGTCACAAGGGGAATTTGCTGAACAAGCAGGTCGTGGTGCAGCAACTGGTACATTGTTACAAGGTGCAAGCACTGTGTTAGGTACAGGTGTGGCTGATAAATGGTTCACACCAGAAAGTGCTGCATTAGCTGGTACACCAACTAACGTGAATCAGCCTAGTGTTGGGAGTATTGCATAATGCCTAAAGTCGCACAGTATGAAGGTAATCAGGTACTTACTCAGGTTGTTAGTCAACCACGTGCGGATGCGTCAGCAGGTAATGCTGTATTCCGTTCAAACATTCAAGCTGCTCAAGGTCTTGCTCAAGTAGCACAAGCTGGTGTTGAAGTTAAGCAGCGTATTGATACCACATCTGCTGAAGAAGCATTAGTGGCATTTGAGCGTGACAAAAACAATTTATTCTTTAATCCTGAAAACGGTTACTTCAATACACAGGGTAAGAATGCCTTTGATAACGCTACTGCTGCAAATGATGCACTTGCAAAGCTAAAGCAGCAGTACGGTGATGGTCTGAATGAAAATGCTAAACGAATGTTTGATAAGTCAGCAGATGTTCATATTACACGTGGTCAAGCAGATATTGCGCGTCACTCAGCTAAAGGGTTGAAAGCGTGGGAAGTTGCCACTATTCGATCACAAGTAGAGAACACCGTTGAGAATGCTTCATTGTATTGGAATCAACCTGATCAATTAGCGGTGCAAAATGCACTAGGTCGTCAAGCGGTGATTGATGCTGCTGAACTTGAAGGTATTGGTCCTGAAGCAACTGCTGAACGGTTGCAGACTTATGACTCATCTTTTGCTAAAGCAGCTATCACAGCAGCCACAGGTAATAGTGCTGCTGAAGGTCAACAGATGTTGGACAAACATGGTGATAGATTAGAAGGACCTGATAAGCTGAAACTTGAAAAAGATATTGCAGCTAAACAAAAAGCAGAGAAAATTCAGGCTGATTCTCAACAAGCGATTCTCACCGGTACTAAACTGGTTGATACTTATGATGATCGTGAAGATATTCGTCAGGAAGTAAATAAAATTGAAGATCCTGAACTTCGTAAGAAAACAATGACTGAAGCAATGCGTCAGTTTGAGTTGAAGAAGAAAGCTGAGAATGAAGCACAGACGGAAGCGTATGAAGCTGCTGAATCTCACATTATCAACGGTGGAAGTGCTGAAACTTATCAAGCTGAAGATCCTGAAGGTTGGGAACGTCTGACCGCTAAACAGAAACGCAGTATTGAAGAAGGTAAAGCAGTGATCACCGATTGGAATGTTTATTCTGAATTGATGACATTACCTAAAGCTGAACTTGCTAAAGTTAACCCTAATGAACACTTCCACCAGCTTGCACCTGCTGAACGTAAATCTCTGGTGAGTGCTGTTAAAAGTGCAGGTGGTACAGGTTCATCTGCTGACAAGATTGATCATCAGATAGGTCGTACACGTAGTTCTCAGACTACTGCTGCTGTTGAACAGATACTTGGTAAGAAGAACAAGTGGAACGATGATAAGCGTAAACAAGCTGATGCTTTTTATGACCTGCTTGACGGTGAAGTTAAATTCCGTGAGCAGCAGAAAGGTGGACAGTTGAATTCCCAAGAATTTACTGATGTGTTGTCAGATTTAACAAGAGGGGTTACTATTGAGCGTAGTGCATTCGGTGTTGATTTCTTAGCACCAGATGTAGAACAAAATGTCACAGACATACCACCTGAGAACGTAAGAGTGTTGAGTAAATTCTTGCGTGATAATGGAATACCTGTAACTGCTGACAACTTGATTAAGGCTCAACGACAAGCGAGTGAATAATGCCAGATTTAGACCTTGAGAAGATTGACCTAGGTAGTTTCGGGTTAAATGAAGAAGATCAACAACAGACACAGTTGAATGCTACTGTGTCTGAAGCGATTAAGGTTAACCCTGATCAATACATTCAAACAGTCAATCTTAGTAAGGAATCCGGTGTACCTGAATTCGCTGTACAATCTAACCCTGATCAAGTGCAACATAAACTGAAGTTGGACAAGATCAACCTCGAAGGTATGACTAAGCGTGCACCGAAGACTTCTAAATTCCTCACCGATAACCCGAACAATGCTGTCATTGCTCAAGAAGATGTTGTTGATAACCTGCTTGAAGGTATTGAAAAGACGTTTGATAACATCGGTGAAACCATCGGTATAGGTTTTGATATTCAAGGTCGTGGTCTGTTACTGGCTGGTAATGAAGCCACGACTAACCGTATTGATGATTTAATACCAGCAAGTGCTATGCCTATCGGTATGGAATTTGAAGCGCAACGTCTATCACGTGAAATTGCTACTACCTTCGGGATTGAAACAGATGAGCAACTTGCTGAAGCTAAACAAGAATTCAGTGATAAATTAATCGGTGAAATTCAACAACTTCAGAAAGAACGTCAAGCATTAACACCTGAAGACATGAACATTGTGCAAGAAGGTGTGCGTGCAGGTGTTGAGTCACTTGCTAACATGTTACCTGGTGTTGCACTTACTGTTGCATCAGGTGGTCGTACAGCACCTTTACTATTCACCATTGGTGCACAGACATTCTCAGGTTCATACGGTGAAGGTCGTGCTGAAGGTCTGACACCTGAAGAAGCTCGATGGTATGCTGGTATTGATGCAGCAATTGAAGTTGGTACTGAGTTGCTACCCACCGGTACACTTGAACGTATTCTCACCGGAAAAAGTACAGGTTTGAAAAAAGAAGCATTAAAGTTCATCGTACAGGAAATGGGTACTGAGCAACTTGCTACATTAGGTCAGACACTTAACTCTTACGCTTTTGATTTAGATCAAGAACTTGCAAATGCTCAAACTGTTGAAGAGATGGTCAATATTCAGCTACGTCGTCAAGCTGTCACTGCGATTGCAACAGTGGTAGCTGGTGGTACTCAGATAACTGCTGCAACTACTGTCAATAAAACTATTGAGAAACTTGCAGGTACTGAGAATCAGATTGAAGCACAAGGTACTGTTGAGCAGCGTAACCTTGATAAGTTGAATGCTGATTCAGTTAACTCGAAACTACGTGAGCGTGATGTTGAGTCATTCAAGCAATTCGTGCGTGAAGCAGACGGTGAGAATGGTACAACAGTGTTCATTGACGGTGTTCAAACTGCTTTGTATTTGCAAAGTAAAACACGTGAGCAGATTGAGAATGACCCTGCACTGAAGACGCTTGATAACGCTGTGCGTGAGTCACGTCAGACGGGTGCAGATGTCGCTATACCTGTTGATGAGTTCATGGGTGATGTTGCTGGTACTGAAGCATACACTGAGTTACGTGACCACATGACGATGAGTGCTGAGACAGTTTCACCATTCCGTCAAGAACAGCACAAGATTGAGACTCAGGAGTATGTGAAGACTTTGCTTGATGAAGCAAATGAGAACGCATCTGAGTACGTTGAAGCGCAGGAGATTTACACACAGGTTCGTGACCAACTGGTTGACACTGGTGTGGTGAACCCACAGAACGCTTCAACTATGGCACAGATTGTCCCTGCATGGGCTACTGCTCAGGCACGTCGTACAGGTCGCAGTGTTCAAGAAGTCTATGAGTCAGCAGGTCTGACTATTGAAGGACCACAGACCGGTGAGCTTGCACGTCTTGAAGGTGAGCAGGTGTTGACTCAGGACTTTGCTGACTATTTCAATGTTAAAAGTGAATCTCAAAGCATTGGAGCTGAGACAGGTAAATTCAATAAAGATGGTGTTTCTAAACTAGATGCTCAGTTTACACCTAATGAAAACTTTATCAGTCGTCGATATGTGAAAGCTAAAGACGGTGAGATAATTTCATTTGTTCAAGTCACCAGTACAGACGGTGGTAAAACTGCAACAATAGCTAATGCTGCAACTAAAGATGAACACAAGCGTCAAGGTCATGCTAGTGAACTGTTAGCTGAAGCACGTAAGGATTTTGAATCCGTTGAACATTCTGACGATTTGTCAGCAGAAGGTGCAGCATTTGCAGCAGCTACACCACAGGTATTCGAGCAATCGGTGATTGATGACCCACGTAACCTGTTCGTTGCTCACAATATCAGTGAAGCAGGTATCGCTGCTGCTGAAGACCTTGGTGGTCTGGCTGCACCGTCGATTGCTGTTGCTAACCTTGATGTAGGTGGTTTTGAATCTTTCGGTGAGATAACCCTACTTGCTGATCCTGAAGTCTTGAATGACCCTACCTTCAGAACATTCGACGCTGATATTTATAGTGCAAGACAACCACGTTCAGTTGATAAGCTGGACCAGAAGAAAGTGCGTCAACTGAGTGACGATGTTGATCAAGCAAACCAGGGTACAGGGTTGCGTCCGTTCTATGAAGTTCAGGAAATAGCTGACCTTGATAAAGATAACGTATTTAACTACTGGCTCACCACGGTGGGTAAAGCACCTAAGCTGAAGAAGATTAAAGCAACACCGTTATCGAAAGCAGTTGAAGGTGTTGAGAATTTTGACTTAGCAGAAAGTGAACAACTGAAACAAGCTGTTGCTGACATCTATAAAAAGCAGATTGACACAATACTCGGTGATAACCCTACTGAAGCAGAAACTGAACTTGCAATGGATATTGCAGCAGATTGGTTCAATGTAAAAATACCTGAAGGTGTAGAACTACGCTGGTTACCAGATGAAGGTTCAAACGGTAGCTATGCTTATTTCAAAGGTGATGAACGTGTATCAGATGTTTATAGTCGTGGTAACCGTTTAATGTCTAAGCGTCTTGCTGAGAAGCGTTATGCTGATGAGCTAGTTGAATCAGGTGAGTTTGAATTAGATTTCACTTCCCCTAAACCGAAGCTGATCACCGATGCGGTAAATGAAGTTCGTAAAATCCGTGAAGGTTTTGATCAACAGAAATTTGCTGAAGACTTGGCTAAGAAGAATCAGAACAAGAAACTACGTTCTGACTTTAAAGAGTGGATGAATGAAACCTATGCTGACATGTTAGTTAAACGTCAGCTATTTAAAGGCTACACACCAGCAGGTGACCGTAAGTATGCTGAATACACTTTGAATAATGTTGTCCGTGAGATGACAAGAACATTGCAAGGCGGTGAAGGTTTTAACTATGGTGTTGCGTCAGTTCGCTCACGTTACGCTAATGAACTGTCTACAAAAGAAAAGGTGCAAGCTGTACGTGATAAAATTATCTCATCAGATGAAATGTCAAAGATTAAAGACGAAGCTGCTGAGAAATTTGAAAAAGCATTAGAAGAATTGAAACCTTATTACAAGTTCGATTCTGACAGTTGGGGCTATGGTAGTGATGTTGCTGAAGCAATCACACAAGGTCCATCTGGTGTACGTGAAGCATTCGGTAATAGTCCTGAAGCTAGAAAGATTATTGATGAACTCGGTAAATATTTAGCATCGTTACCAACTGAGTATTTTGAAGCTAAAGTACAACGTGCTATGGATTTTTCAGAGTTCAACACCGCTATTGTTCCTAAAAGTGCATCAAAGAAAACTGTTGATACTTTGAAATCGAAAGGTTTAAAAATTCGCAGATACGATCCTAATGTTGAAGGTTCACGTGCTGAAGTAATTGCTAAACAAACACGTTTACTTTTCCAAGATCAACCTGACACCGGTAAAGCTCGTGGTTACTACGACCCTGAGAACAGTATCATCAGACTGACTGAATCTGCTGACCTGTCAACATTCCTGCACGAATTCGCTCACTTCATGTATGAGATGGAAGTGCAGTCAGGTACTGAGTTGAATGACAGCATCAACAACTGGTACAAGCGCAATGCTAAAGAAGTTGCTGCTGAAGCGACTAAGAACCTCAACGGTAACTTTGACCCACTGAAGCAGGGTGAACGTGTTACTGATGAAAAACAGACGGTGAATGAAGCGAGTGTCATCAACTACCTTGACACCGGTACTTCAGGAAACCGTGACAAAGATGCTGCAATTCGTCGTGCTGTACATGAACAGTTTGCTCGTGGGTTCGAGACTTACCTGATGGAAGGTAAAGCACCAAGTATTGAACTGCGTAACGCATTCAGAACCTTTGCACGTTGGTTGTCTCAGATTTATCAAGCATTCCGTGGTAACTTGAACGTGACACTCGACAACGAGATGCGTCAAGTATTTGACCGTTTGCTTGCTACTGAAGAACAGATTGCTGCTGCTGAGTCACGTGCACGTGTTGAACCAATGTTCACCGATGCTGCAATGGCTGGTATGACTGCTGAAGAATTCGCTGACTATCAGAAGCGTCAGGGTAAAGTTAAGGACGTACAGTCTGAGACACTGCGTGACAAGATGATTGCTGCTATCACCCGTAAGACTGAACAGTGGTGGAAAGAAGAAAAAGCTGACCTAGTTGATGAAGAGATGGGTCGTCTAGCCGGTGAAAAAGTTTACTCGACTGCTACACGTCTTCGTGATGGTGACATCAAACTTGACCATGCAACCGTGAAAGAGATGATCGGTGAAGAACGTACTGACAAGCTGGGTCGCAAGTCTATACGCATTCCTGATCAACTTCGTGGTATGACGGCAAAAGGTCAGAAAGGTATACAACCTGATGAAGCTGCTGCATTCTTCGGTTACAACTCAGGTGCTGAGATGTTGAACGACCTGACCACTGCACCATCGATGCGTGAGACTGCTGAAGCTAATGCTGAGTCACGTATGACTGAGCGACACGGTGACCCGTTCACTGATGGTACGATTGAACGACTTGCTGATGAAGCAGTGCAGAATGAAGAACGTGGTAAGCTGATCCTGCATGAATTGAAGATGCTTGCACGTGGTACTAATCAGCGCACCATTGACCGTCAAACAATGAAATCGGTTGCTGAAGAACGTATCGGTCAGTTGTCATTCCGTGAGATTCACCCTGGTAAATATCGCAAGGCTGAGATTCGAGCTGCACAAGAAGCTGCACGTATGCTGGCTGAAGGTAACAAAGAAGGTGCTGCTCAAGCTAAAGCACGTCAAGCATTGAACTATTACCTCGGTATGGCTGCGACTGAAGCGAAGAATAACACGGTGAAAATCGTTGACCGTATGGGTCGCTACAGTAAGAAGAAAGTGCGTGAGGAAATTCAGAAAGCTGAAGGTGGGTACTGGGAACAGATCACCAAGATACTTGATCGCTTTGAATTCAGAAAAACTGCATCACTTGCTCAGGTTGATCAACTTAATCAGGACATCAACACCTGGTCAAAAGAACGTATGGACGTACACGGTGACGGACTGGTGCTGCACAATGCAGTGTTGAATGAGTCTTATGTTACCCATTGGAAGAATGTTGCTTATAGTGACCTTCAGGGTATCGATGACTCAGTGCGTAACATCGAACACGTTGCACGTTACTCGAACAAACTCACTCGTATGGGTGAAGAGATTGAGTATAACAAACTTGTTGAAAAGCTGGTGGCAACTGCTGCTGAAACAGGTACTGGTCGATTCAAGAAGAGTGCAAGTACTGCTGATGACCTGAGCTGGATTGAACGTAAGGGTCGATGGGCTATGGCTCAGATGACTAAGATACCTTACATGATGTCATGGATGGACGGTGTTGAACGAGTAGGTACATGGTTCACCACGTTCTCACAACCGATGACGGATGCTTACAATGCTGAGTTAGAGTTGTTTGAAGAAGTGGGTAAACCTGTTATCGATATGATTCAGAACCGTAGCAAAGAAGACATGAAGCGTCACAACACTACATTCTTCATACCTGAAATCAAAGGTACAGCAAACGGTACTCACACCGGTAACTTGAAAGGTCATGAGATTATTGCAGTCGCATTGAACACTGGTAACGAAGGTAACTTGAAAAAGATGCTACTCGGTGAAGGTTGGGCTAAAGAAGATGGTAACGACATCAACTTGCAGAACGCTCGACTACAAGCTGTGTTGAAGCACATGACTGAATCAGACTGGCAGATGGTTCAGAAGATTTGGGATCAGATTGATATTCTTTACCCGAAACTTGCTGAAGTGTATCGTCGCACCACTGGACTTGTACCACCTAAAGTTGAAGCTACACCGGTTGAAACACCATACGGTACATTCAAAGGTGGTTACTACCCTGTTAAGTATGACCCGACTCGTGACAATAAAGCTGCTGAGTTTGAAGAACGTAAAGATGCTGAAGTGGGGTCAATGTTTGCCAGTAACGCCAGCATTCAAGCATCGGTGAACACTGGTTCAACTAATGAACGTACAGGTTACTACGCACCGATTCACTTGACGTTGAACGTAGTTCCTAATCATATTCAGGAAACCATTCACTATATTACTCACCATGATGCAGTGCGTGAGGTGAACCGTTTACTGCGTGACCCACGGATCAAGGACGCTGTGACTGAGAAACTAGGTCCTGAAGAATTCGCACAACTTAAACCGTGGTTGAACGATATTGCTAAAGATGGTCGTAACGCACCTAACAAGTCGATTGTTGATGCAATGTTCAACAGACTGCGTTTAGGTACTACACTCGGTGTAATGGGTTTCAAAGCGTCTACCGGTATCATTCAGATTTCAGGTCTGTCTAACACCATTGCTGAAGTGGGTATGAAGCCGGTGATGCAGTCAATGCGTACTATACTCGGTAGTGTTGACAGCATGAGAAGTGCCTGGGAGTTTGCCAATGAAAAGTCTAAAGTGCTGAAGCATCGTACTAAGACAATGGATCGTGAATTGATGAATGCAATGCAACAGCTCGAAAGTAAGCGTGGTGTATTTGCAGCAATTCAAGAAGCGTCGATGAAACATATTGCATTGATTCAGACTTACATGGTTGATTTACCATCATGGCACGCTGCGTACATTAAAGAACTCAGTGAATCTGGTGACGAAAAGAAAGCGTTCCAATATGCTGACTGGGTGATTGAAAATGTTCAAGGTTCAGGTGTGACTAAAGACATGGCTGGTCTGATGCGTAACCAGACTAAGACGCACACCATCTTCACCATGTTCATGACTTTCTTCAGTGCATTGTGGAACTTACAACGTGATCTGGTGAAAGGTGCTAAGACAGGTAAATACTCGACCACTACTGTTGCAGCTAAAGCAATGTTCTTGTTCACCATACCAGTATTGTTCGAGATGATGATGCGTGGTGAGTTTGCGAAAGATGACCAAGAACCTGAAGAGTTGTTACAAGAAACACTAACTAAGGTCGCATTGTACCCGATTGCATCAATACCTTTTGTACGTGATGCTGCTAACGGTCTATTCAGTGGTTATCAGTACAACGCTTCACCGGTGACCTCTATCGTTGAGCAAGGTTTACAAGGTTTAAAAGGTGGTGGTAAAGCCGTTCTTACTGATGATGAATTGACAAAGAGTCAGGCTAAATCAATCAGTAAATTACTAGGTGCAGGTTTAGGTGTACCAGGTACAGGTCAAGCGTGGGCTTCCGGTGAACATTTATATGATGTCATTGCTGAAGGTGAAGATTTCACCATGCACCAGTTCTTATTTGGTCCTGAGCATAAGTAGTGATAGACTTTAATCAATTGCAATTTGGAGTGTCACATGACAGTTAACAGTAAAAAAATTACATCAGGTCCTTATGATGGGAATGATATTGCTGACACCTTCAGTTATACATTTAAGATTTTTGACAAAAGTGAAGTCAGTGTATATGAAACTGATGACACTGGTGTTGAAACACTGTTGACTGTTGATAGTGATTACACAGTCACTGGTGTTGGTAATGATGCAGGTGGAACTATAACACGAACAGCAGGTGCTTTACCCACCGGTTATCAATGGTTTATTCGATCAAATTTTGAAGAAACTCAGTTGACAGCATTCACGTCACAAGGACCATTCTTCCCCGATTTACATGAAAATGCAATGGATAAGCTGACATTATTGATTCAGCAGATCCTTGATAAACTTACTAGGACTTTTACTTTATCAGATTCATATACAGGTCCACTTCCGTTATCACTTGAAGATCCTGACGCTGGTAAAGTTCTCAGATGGAATCAAGATGAATCAGGTATTGAGAATTTTGATACCGATGCTGCTTATGCGAACATCGACGGTGATACAATGACAGCACCGTTAGCAGGTCCTTACAGTCAGAAGTCTGATGATTACATGCCGCAACTTCAGGTCACAGAAGTGATTGATAATCGGATGAGTTCAGCACCTGAGTTTGATCCTGAAAGTTTTATAGATTACGGTTTAGTTACCAGCTCGGTGAACGACCAATTTGATTACGGGAGTATATAACATGGCTACACAAGTAAAACACCGTCGTGGTACTAATGCTGAGATTTTAGCTGGTACACCAGCCATCGGTGAACTGTGGTTTAACACCACTGATAATAGCATTCACATGGGGGATGGTGTCACACCAGGTGGTGTTAAACATGCTCGATTGAAAGATGTGACTATCAAAGATTCTGATACTATTAGTGATGCTTTGAATCGTTCTGATATTGAAGAGGGTCACGTTGTTCTTGTAAGCGAGATAACAACAGGTAATGGTGGATTCAGTTACTTTGATGTTGTACTAACATCATCTGTTACACCAGACGGTATTGATATTCGTCAAAGTACAGCGATACCAACATTATCACTGAAGAAGCGTATTGTTAACCGTTTTGGTGGTGTATCACTTGTTTATGATGATGCTAACCAAACTGTAAAAGATGACTTGATGCCTGTGTCTGTATCTGAAGATTTTAAAACAAGTTTGGCTATTTATCATTCAGGTATGGCTACAAGTTACGATTTTGTCACAATGCGAGAAGCACTTGATTTTCGTAAAAATGTAAACGGTGAATTGTTAAGTCACTCAATGAACTCACTTGTCCTTAACAGTGCTGTTGATTTGACATACGGTGAAAACTTGTTGAAAACATCAGCAACTGAATTTAGTCAATTCGGTTTTTTACCACGTGGTTTCGTTGCACCAAGTTCAACACTTGATGCTAAATTCAGACCGCAACTTGAACAGTCTTTTGATTTTGCTTTCATCCGTTCTGTCGGTGCAGGTGCTGGTATTACAGCAAATAATAACTTCGGTGATGACAGATACAATCTGACAAGGATTGCCCTTACTGATTCTTTCGGTACGGAAGTTATTACACTAAATGAGGCAAAAGCTTACGTTGATCAAGCAAGAGCTTATGAAGCGTATATTTGTTTTTATGCTCACACTTTACCTTCTTACATGACAGATTTGATGCAATACATCAAAGACACTTATGTTGTGATGAACCCGTCAGAATGGGTCGGCAATTACTGGGGTCTGAATAAAGATGTGAGTGTCAAACATCAAGAGAACCTGTTAGTTAATAGTGGTTTCAAACTGATCAATGCGGATGATACAGCACCGTACAAATGGTCTTATAACCCTAACACGTTAGTGACACCGACATTAAATATTAATGATGATGAAGGTGGTGCAACTATTGATTTAATCAGTGGTGCAGGTGTCGGTGGTGAAACCGCTATTTTAAGTCAGAACTATGAATTCACTAAGTTGAATCAGCTAACACCTTTTTGTCTCAGCATATATGCCACTTCATTAGCATCAACCAACACTGATGTTAAACTGGCACTGTATGCTAAGGATGTATCTAATGTCACAATTGCATCAGTGTCTAAAACATTCACAGTCGCAGGTAATAGACAACGGCTAGAAATTTCTCAGGCTTTTGTTCCTGATGCTAATGTAGTTCGCATTCTCGCTGAGATAACAATCATTGCTAAAGGTGCTGGTGGTGTTCGTGCAATCATGGATAGTCCACAGTTAGAGCGTTCAGGTTTTGCTACACCTTATCGTCTAACAAAGATGAATAAATACTACAGTGTATTAAGACGTACAACAGGGTTAACCGTTAGCCCTAATACTGATACATTAATTAATTTTAACGCATCACTCGAAGGTTCTAATAGTATCTTTGATTTAGCAACTGGTAACGCTAAACCCAATGACGGTAGAAATTATTTACTACAATGTAATTTCGGTTTACAAGGTATGGTAGCCGGTGATTCTATTGAATGTCACTTACTGATCAATGGTGCACCGTCTAGAAAAGCTATGTTTACTGCTGTTGCAGGTACTAACATTTTGAATCCTTCATGGACACTCCGTGGCGATGGTAGAACTTACGCTATCGGTATTCGACACAACAGTGCAGCAGGTAGGTCAATAACTACTTTTGCTGATGCGACAATGACGGTTACATCAAGTGAGGATCAATAGATGATTACAGCACTAATATCAACGATTACAGGTCTGGTATCAGGGGCAGTTCCTAACCTGTTAAAAGAATGGGGTGCATCTCGTGAACATAATCGTGAAGTTGAGATGCTTAAAATTCAGACGGAGCTACAACTGAAGATTGCTGAAAGGGAAGGTGAGACTCGTGTTGCTGAGATGGATCGTGAAGTTGACATTGCAGCATATAATTCACAGTCAAAGATTGCAGCAGCAAGTCTGAAGTCCACCGGTATTACCTGGGTTGACGCATGGAACGGTTCACTCAGACCATTTGCTGTGACTATCATCATCACGTTGTTTGCGGTCATGGCATCGTTTTACACTTATGCAGTGTTGAGTAGTGTCGAGTCATTACAGGACACGATGAAAGCTGTTGACCTGCTGTGGGGTTCACTCATCGGTGAAGCTATTCAAGCAGTGTTGGGTTTCTTATTCGGATATAGGTCTGCACGAAAATGATCAAAGAAGGGGTCAATCTAGTCATCAGCTTTGAGGGATATTCATCTATCCCTTATCGCTGTTCTGCTGGCGTATGGACTATCGGGTACGGTACAACTCGTTACCCTGATGGTCGTCGTGTCACTGGTGATGACCCTGAATGCACTAAGGAACAAGCTGAAGCCTGGTTGCATCATGAACTTGAGAAAGCTGAACGTGCAGTGATTCGTTACACCAGTATTTATCTCAATGACTTGCAGCGTGCAGCATTGGCTAGTTTCGTTTACAACCTGGGTAGCGGTGCATTCAGAGCTTCAACACTCAGACGACGTATTAACAGCAACAACTGGGAAGATGTACCGTATCAGTTATCACGGTGGAATAAAGCCGGTGGACGTGTGCTACGTGGTTTAGTTCGTCGTCGTGCTGCTGAAGCAGAGTTGTGGAATCAAGGTGTTGAGTGTTATGCTTTAACCATATTTAGTAGAGAAGAACAATGAAGATGGATCGAAGAGTAACCGATACACAGGTGCTACTGTTGCAACAGAAACTTGATGACCACATTGAGGACTATAAGAAGCATTGTGAAGATGAAGAACGTAAATGGGATCATCTTATAGCTGCTCAAGAACGTAACACTGAATGTATCAAAGAACTCACACAATCCACTAAAGAACTCACCGACTCAACACGTGACATTATATCTGCATGGGACGCTGCAAATGGTACAGTTAAAGTTATGTCAGCAGTTGGTAAGTTCATTAAATGGCTCAGTGGTTTAACAGTGGTAGGTGTTGCAATTAACTGGGTGCTTGAACACCTACCTAAATGATTAGAAGAAGTTAGTCTCAAGTTCATTCGTAGTCACACCATCACGGTAACGCTGCAACGCTGCTTTCAAACCTTCCTGATTATCCGTCTTACGTTCAATAGCATCAGCAACTGCAAGGTCAATAGTGTCATTGCAAAGTATTCTAATGATAGACACTGGTGCTTTCTGACCTTGACGATTAAGACGACCATTCATCTGCTCATACAATTCCAGTGACCAGTTCAAACCGAACCACACCAATATTGAACCTGAGTCCTGAAGACCATCAACACCGTGACCCATTGATGCAGGGTGACCGATCAACAGTTTAATCTTCCCACTGTTCCAGTCGTTGATGATGCGTTCAGTATCTGCTGACTTAGCTGTGGTGAGGTTTACAGGTTTATACTTCTTGAACCTCTTCATGATGCGTTCAGCATCTGACTTGAACGTGTAACTACATAGCACCGGTGCACCACCTGCTTCTTCCAACACTTCTTCAAGTGCATCGAGTTTAGCATCATGCACTGATTCATAATCCGGTGAATCACTGTTCAGGTATGGTGAACCATTGCAGAACTGCAAACATTTATTTGACACTGATGAGCGACTGAACACTTCCACTTCTTGACCTGAGTCAAGCTGAGTAAACATGTTCTTCTCAACCTCATCGTATGCCTTACGAGCTGATGCAGGTAGGTCAACCATCATGTTAGTCACTTTACAGTCAGGTAGGTCAAGGTAGTCAGCAGCATCCATCTTCTTTGTAATGTCGCTGATCTTGAACTCGATCCACTGTTTACCTAATTCAGTCGGTGAGTAGTTCCACCCTGAATAGTCACTGGTGAAGTAGCTGTCTTTGTAATGGGTGATGTATTCACCAAGTCGTTCACCACCATCAACAGCTAAGAACTGACCATGCAGATCAAGGTAACCATTTGATGCAGGTGTACCAGTCAGACCTGTACGGTACTTGAAGTGGTTCAGGATCTTGCGCCAGCCTGTCACTTTAATCTTGACCGGTTCACCACGTCCGTCTTTACGGTCACGGTTGCCACCAGCCATACGCAGAGTAGTTGAGTTCTTCAGCTTTGACACTTCATCATAGACGACCATCTGAAACGGGAGTGGTTTACCCTGGGACAGATAATAATGGTCAAGGGTTTCAGCTAACCAGTTCATTGCTTCATAGTTAATGAGGTAGATGTCAGCATCAGCAAACAGTGCACGTGCACGTTTCTCTTTGTTACCGTGGATGACGCTGAAGCGTAGGTGCTGAGTGTGTGACCACTTGCGTGCTTCCCTAGCCCATACAGCCTGAATGACTCGCAGTGGTCCGAAGATGAGTGTCTTCTGTACCTGACCTGCACGCATACGATCAACGATAGTGGTCAGAGTTATCGGTGTTTTACCGAGTCCCATCTGCAACCACAGCATTGAATCATCGTGCTGAAGCTGGTGCATCACGCATTCTCTTTGATAATCATGGAGCTGTTGAGGGTGTAAGAGTTGGTTCATTGTACTAATCCTGAATGTCTTAGAATGTGAGCAATAACTTCATCAGTCCAACCGTTACCGGCTATCTTGTAAAGTTGCGTATTAGAAACACCTGAAGCGAGTATCTTGTCAATCAGATGCTCAGGTACGGTCTGAAGTCTGAAGCATTCACGTGGTGTTATATATCTAAAGAAGAATAATTCTTGTGGTATACGATCAGGTAAAGTGAAAGGTACAACAATATTGTCTTTACCGACTGTACTTAGACAATTACTTTTACCATCATATCTGAACTCAACGTGTTGAACAGGTTTAATATCCATACGGTGATCAACACGTTTCATTGTTGCAGGGTCAATACGTCTACCACGTAAAGATGCAACTGCTTCAGCGTCATCAGGTATATCACAGATACCGAAGAACCGTTGACTTGAATAATTTTTATGATGACTAGCTTCAATCATCTGCATTTTATCTGAGTCAGAGTGAACGGTTAGTGTTTTATTCTTTCTACGTGAATGATTGATTAACCAGTCAATACCCTTCTCAGTGTAATAGTATCGAGTTAAATCAACATTATGCTCACGCACATCACCCCATGTAATCATTCGATCTTCAGGTTGTGATACTTCCCAATTACACCAGTAATAACGCTGACGATTTTGTGCTGACACCAGTGCTGAGTTAATGAATACAGGTTCAGCGTAAACTTTATCATTGATTACTTGCAGAAATTCCTGCTTCATCTTCACATTTTCAAGCATGAACTTGACTGGTGTTTTACCAGCTTTCATTCGTTCACTGTCAATGTGGTTTCTGATGTCGATGAACACGAAGAATAATGCTGAACGTGGATCGTCAAAAGCTAACTGTTTACCAGCAAAGCTGAAACCCTGACACGGTGAACCAGCAAGCAACAAGTCAATTGAAGCCCAGTCAATGTTCCACTCACGCCACTGAGTCACATCACCAAGTCTGATGATATTAGGGTACAGTGTATTGCTGACAATGTTAGCGTACTTATCAATCTCAGCAGCGTAGTATTTATCCACACCGATACCTGATAAGTCGCACGCAGTTCTACCTGATGACTTACCATCAAACAGACTGAGAACATTGATACCTTTATTCAGAAACATCATCACCTCGTTTTAATTTATCACGCATCTCAGCGATATGTTCAGCAGGTGTTGACGGATGCGGATCGGCTTCATCGATGTCCCAACGACGACCACAGGTGCAGACATACTCATCACCTTCACGTGTTGTTCTGT